TCTAGAACTGATTTTTTCGCATTAATAGTAGATATATCATAATTTTGCGCTAGGTCAAATCTAGTTTGTTGCGCTGCTGAATCAATATAAATCCAGTCAATATTATATTTATCTATCATTCTGCGTATTTCTACTGCGTGCTGTTCAGTAGTTCTTTCGGCGTCCATGTACTCGTCTACTAGATAATATTTTTGTTCGTCCCAATCATATGCTATAACGCATAAAGCTGTTGGGTCTTTGTATCCTACGTCTAGCCCCGCAAACACATCCATTTTGCTAGTATCTAACTGACTTAAATCTGCAACACATTCTTCAAAGTTAAAGTTCCAGACTTGTCCTTCGTATGTGTTAAAGTCAGCGAGATACTCTTGAGCAAACTCTGCTTGAGACATTGCTTTTTTAGCTTCAAGTATGTCTTGTTCACTAAACCTAGGGTTTTCGTGATAAGTTGCTTTTATTGATGCCCAGTCCTGAAATTCTTCACTGAATCCTCTATGCCAAAACTCAGCAAACCAATTATTTCTTCCCCTTGGCGTTGAAATAAATACAGCTTTACTGTTTTCTTTATCTAGAGTAGGACGTAGTGCTACATTAAAAGCATCTTTTCCATCTGCTAATGCTGCCTCGTCAAAGATGATTAAATCATAAGACCTACCTACGGCAGAGTCTACTTGATTAACCGAACCCATTCTTATAGTAGAACCATTAGATAGTTCTATAACTTTATCTTTTGCATTATCTCTTACCACCTCCAAATCAAAGTGCTTAATAAGCTGTCTTTGTAAATCAAAAGAGATTTGCGATAAAGAGTAGTTCGGTGACATAATTAATATGTTAGAGCCCGGCACGAGAGACACAAGCTGTCCAATTACATTTGTGATATAAGTTTTGCCCTGTCGCCTAGAAATGGCGGCACACACGAATCTATACTTTGGGTTATTGACTGCGTTTATAAGTGCAGTCTGTGATGAGTTAGGCTCTATGCCTAACAAATTCATATATTCAGATATAGGTAGTTTGATAAATCTGTCTGAGGGTGTAAATTCCATTAGTTCAGAACTTACAATATCTGTTCTACTTACATCTAGCATATTAGTGAATTGTTGTTTTTTGTTTAATAATTTCCGTTAAGCCTAGTATACTATCATCTTCAAATAGTAAATTTTTATCACATATACTTAATAAGTATAAGTAACCTAGACATAAATCAGTCATGGTTTGGTCTGCGTGCGATAACTTACCTCTTTGTTCTGCTTTCTTTTGCAAAACATTAAGAGTGATTGTGCAAGTTTCTGCTACATCATCTAGCCAAACACTGTCTTTCATTATGGCGTTACCACACCTACAGCTAATACTTCGGCATGTGCTGCAAATATTTTTTCTTCTCTCTTTTTACGAACGAATGTTACTTCTCCCGCTATAAGAGTAAAAGTAGCTACTACGTTATTAGATGAATCTGTTACACTAACTAATCTGTTAGTGCTTCCAGTATTAACTAATCTCACATCATCGGCTTCACCGAAGTTGCTAGACGCACCTGCGGTTGTACCACATGCGGCTTCTGAACCAAGTAATCTCATTTACTTCTCCTGTTTTTTCTTTGCTTTTTGTTTAGCTTTTAACATTGCGTCATGAATATCAACGTCTCCGTCCATATCTGCATCTTTGCCATTTATTATATTCCAAACTTTTAAAGCTGTTTCTTTAATTTTCTTTACCATTTTACCTTGTTTGCCCAGTAAGCGGCTGACATCTTACCTTTTGCTATATTTCTTGCGTGCCTTGCTTTGAAAGACTTACGCTTCATTTTCATTCTACGGGATTCGCCAGCCTTAGGTTTACCCGCCGTTTTGGCTCCTTTCTGTCCAAAACGAATTGTTTTGATTCTAGCTCCAACTTTTGCCACAACAATGTGTGACTTAGTTCTGTGTCCAGGCGTACGCTTTGGTTTGTTGAATCCTCGTACGCCTGCTCTTTTTAATCTAGAATCGCGTTTACTTTTTCTTTTTGTAGGTCGTCTTCTTCTTACCATTTTTCATTCCTTTTTTCTTTTTTCCCTTGCCTTTCTTAAGAATTGCTTTTTGTAATGCCTTTGGTAATTTTCTTTGTTTTGCTGTTAGAGCCATTTTATCTCCTTCTGCGACGAACTGTTTTACGTCCTCGCCTTGCGAAAGTTTTTACATTTGTTGGTTTTCCGCCTACACCTTGTTTTACTTTTCTCTTTCTTCTTACTGCTGACCTAATTTGAGCTTTACTCATTCTCGCTGCTTTTGCAGCTGGTACGCATTTAGGGTATTTCTTTCGACCTGTCTTGGCTTTCTTTCTTCCACATTTATGGTATCCGCCTCCTTTCTTAGGTCTTCCAATATCTACCCACTTTTGCCCAAACCATTTAGTAAGTCCTCCAGTAGCCATTATTTACCCACCTTACGCATAGCAGCTTTATGAGATGCAGTAAAACTTTTACCTTTTCTCATTTGAGCTCTCATAAACGACATATGTTTCTTAGTATGATGACTAGAATGTTTTCGTAAAGTAGCTTGTTGTTTTTTGGTAAGTTTTTTCATACTTGTTCTTTTTTTAACCACGACGATACTTACCTCCACGCTTCTTGTAAGTTCTTACTAACCAAGCATTTGCGTAAGCACTGGGATAAACGGCGAACTTTCGTCTGGCCGCCGTTTTTACCCTTGCATACAATTTCTTGTTAGTAGGAACATTACGCTTTTTAGCGCTTGCTCTTCGTCTTCTACGTCTAACAGCCATGATGCCTCATGCCCTTTTTCTTTTTGCCACCTTTTTTCTTTTTCTTCTTTTTTCCACTGTGGTAAGGCATTATTTTTCCTCCATGTAACAAGTCCATACACCATATATAAGACCTGCCCATGCTAATGCTTTAGCTAAACCACCTGTTAAAATGACTACCAAACAACCTGCACAAATAACAGCTCCGTCCCATGAAGTTCTTTCAGAGACTCTAGCTTTTAACCATGCCATTCCTTTTTTCATCATATCCATTCATACTCTCCCATTTTCCGAGAGGACACTTAGTCCTTCTCAACTTTGCCTTTAAAGGTATAAAACATTTGCATGCTTTACAAATCTTTAAAGAAGTATAGTACTCGCAAGTACTACAAATAATAAGCCTACTTCTCGCTTGGCTCATCTTTTGGCGGCATAGTAACTTCTCTATAGTATACTACGACGTCCTTAAGTTCTGTGATATACCTTTTGAGTTCTTGCATATTATATGCCATCACTTCATAATCTGGTATAGTCATTGCAAGAAAAATCAGTTCTCCTTCTTGCTCTTCTATTCTAGCTAATTGGTCTTCCCAGTTATCAGGGTTGACCACAATCCAAGTTGGGTCTTTTAAATCGATTTCTCGCGGCATCACTGGTTGAACTATTGTTCTATCTAGTGGTTTTGCGGTAATTTCTATCTGTTTAGTTGGAATTAGGCTGCAACTGCAAACCATCATCAAGATTATCAACGGTGTCGCTAAGTTTCTCGATTTCTTCCATAATGTGCTTTGTTCCATTATTAATTTTCCTTTCCATTTCGACTGGGTCTGCAAGTATTTTTGCTGCCAGTTCGTAGTTTTGTATAAATTGAGTGTATCTGTTCAATTCTCTTTGTGCGGCTTGACTTTTTACTGTCATTGCTTGTAATGATTCGGTCTGTAAAGCAAAGTCATTCTGTAAAGATGCGATTGCTTCTTCTTGTGTAGCCACTGCACCTTCTAACGCTAAGTTATTTTGTGCTAATGTTTGATTTTCTGTATAAAGGTAGTAACTTCCTAGTCCTAAAACTAGTATTATACCTATAAGTAATTGATTCATAGTTCTTGTATCCTGTAGTTGAGGCCTTCTGCACCTCTTATTTCAACTATATCGCCTTCTTGAGTCTTAAATCTTAAAAAATTAGGTTGTTTTTTATAAAACTTTTTAACTATAAACTCTTGGTCGTCTGAATCACCCCAAGTTGCGTTATAACTTACTTTTAAAGTGTAGTAAGTAATAAACCAAGTGGTTAACCAGTACCAAAATTTTGTAAGTTTTTCGAGTATTTTCTTAAGAGTTGCCACTGACTTTTTCTAGCCCTATTTCAGCTAACTCCTTAGTCATATATCCGCACTCTCCACCTTTCCATTTGAAAAACCACATTTTGTTTTTCTCAAATATCATACCATCTTCCATACTTTCTGGCTTTGCCATAGTGCTTGGTTTTGGTGCTTGCATTTCTGTTGGTTTCATATCTTTTTTTGAATAGTCATCTATCATATCGGGCCTCCGTTGTGTTGCCTTTTTTCTTTTTTACTTTCCCAATGTTCTATTGCTGCTTTTATGCCTGATTCAGCTAATACTGAGCAATGCAATTTGATGGGAGGTAATTCAAGGGCAGTTGCTATGTCCTTGTCTTTTATTAATTTTGCTTCTGTTACTGTTTTTCCTTTTAACATCTCTACAAACATTGTAGAAGAAGCGATTGCTGAACCGCAACCATAAGTCTTAAATTTAACATCTAGTATTCTATCGTTATCGTCTAGCTTTA